TTGCCATATCAATTATAACATCTTTTGCTTGATTATTTGCCATATCAATTATAACATCTTTTGCTTGATTATTTGCCATATCAATTATAACATCTTTTGCTTGATTATTTGCCATATCAATTACAGCATTTTTTGTCTGATTATTTACTTGATCATTTGTTATTTTTTTAATATTATTTAACTTATCTGTATTATTGTCCAAATGGTATATATAATTTTTGATAGTTGCTTTTTGTTCACATTGATTATTTTCATTATAAAAAAAATATGATTTAATAAAATAGTATATGACAAATATAGTAATAATTGTTATACCTACATAAAACATTCGATTATCTTGTGTGAATATTTGCAGAAAACCAGTAAAATTGTAATCGAATTTTAAAATATCAACAACAATATTTCGTATATTATCATTCCAATCTACTAAAAAAGATGAAATTGTATTTTTTTCTTTTTCTTTTTCTTTTTCTTTTTTTCGTTCATAAATATAATAATTATTAATTTCGTTTAATTTTTGGGTTTCTAACATTTCTGCATATTTAATTTGTTCGACAATTTTGTCTTGAAAATCTTTATTAAATAAAGCTTCATTAAATTTTCCACCTTGATTATATTTATTATCTTTTGTGATTGGAACAACTGTATTTGATTGTGTTTTTTCTAAATATTTATCCATAATTTTATCTTGTGTAGTTTTAGTTTTATCTAAACTCATAATATATGTCGATATTATAAAAATATTGAAATATATTTAAAATATATACTATATATTAATATATATAGTATATATTAATATGTTACCACCAACTTGTTTTACATGTGGACGACTTTTTGCAGATATTCAAGATCTATATGAAAAAGATATTGCAGAAATTGAAAATAATGCAAAATTAACAGATGCCCAAAAAACAGAAAGCAAAGCAAAATTATTAGATAAATATCATATCCATAATTATTGTTGTCGTATGAGAGTGTTAACTTATGTTAAATTAATTGAAATTATTGTTTAATACAATTAATTCATACACAATTCTATCCATTCTTTGTATTTTTCTTTAGGATCAAATATCGGTGCAACATGAACTTTATATTTATTAACCATTTCTTGTGACCATTTATATATATCTTTGTTTGGTACATTCTGTAATTGAGGTAACCATTTTTTTATATATATACATTCCGAATCAAATTTTTTTATTTGTTCATTGTCTATTCTCATTGGACGTCCGGCAATTGGTGCATTTGATGGAGAAAACTTTTTACCCGGAAAATCAAATTCTGTAATCCATTGATGATTTAATTTATTCTGACTTGGTCCTATTGCATCTACTAAAAATCTACTATATCCTGTTTGTGATCCATATTTATCATTAAATGGATTAATTAATAGATATTTTGTCCAGAACATACCAAGTATCATTCGACACCGTCCATGTAAAAATCCAGTTTGTTTTAATTCTTGTATACTTGCATCAATTAATAAAAACCCTGTTTTCGATTCCATCATTAATTTCCATCTTTGTTCCATCAATTTATATTTATTAGATAATTCTACTAAATCTGAATGCCATTTTATTTTATTATATCTGTCATCCATATGATAATATTCATTACCATCTGGTAGATATTTAACTGCACTTAAATAAAAATCACGCCAATATAATTGTTTTATTAATTCACTATTTGGTCCAATATTATCCCTAAAAAATATATATACTTCTCTAATTGACATTGTACCAATATTTAAATATGCACTTATATTTGAAGTTGAATATGATAAAATATCTCGCATTTCATTATATTTTTTTAAATGATTTACTTTATTTTGTAATCTTTTTATACAATTACTTCTACCAGCATCCAACCATTGATCATTTTTTACTCCATTCACATTATTTTCAGTTGCTATTATTTTTAATGTTGGATCCATTAATTCATCAAATTTATTAAATTGAACTTTTTTAAATATTTGATTTAACATATCAGATTTAATAAAATATCTATATTTTGATTTATAATTTACCGGTTCAGTTACATTCGTTTTTAATGCATTTTTATAAAATGCTCCGTATTGTTTATAACCATTTTTATCTTTGGTTAACATATTTGACCAAGAAATTAAACAATAATCAGAATGTTCATTATCATCTATTATATTTATTTTGTATTTATTACAAATATTTATTAATAATTGATCACGTTCTAAACTATATTTACTAAAATCTCTATTATATGCAAAAACAATATCATCGTCATATTTTTTTTGTAAAGTTTTAATAACAAATTCTAAACATTTATGTGGTTTATGATATAATACCAATAAATCGGAACCAATGTTTTGATATTGTTGTTTTAAATCTAAAACAGAATTAATAATAAAATATGCACTTTTGGAACAAAAATAAGCCTTGTTTGAACTATTTTTGACAATTTGTTTTGGATCAAAAAAAAATACAGGTAAAACAATATTTTCATTTGATAATAACTTATATAACGTTAGATTATCAGATAATCTAAGATCTCTACGATGGTTAAATATAACTATTGGCATATAATAAATAAATAATTTAATAATCTGCTAAATCATTTATTTATCAATACAATTAACTTGATTTTTTTGCAATATTAAGTTATTTTCTAAATTATTTATTATAAATTATTTAAGATAATACTATTAATTGGATAAACGTTAGATCTTTTTTGATATTTAATTTTTTTTAAAAAATCGTTATAATTTATAAAATAAAATGAATATACTCTATTTCTACGCATTGTTAACTTATATACATATTATGATATAATAATAACTTATTTTTTTTAACTCGTCTACGTAATAAAAATAATCAAATAATATTTATGATTATCATTTGATTATTTGAGTACAATACGATTATTATTGATGTAATAATATATATTGTGTTTTTTTATTGATTTAATATATTGTTGTTTTAATTTATCATCTATATATTTTGTTTTAATAAAATTATCTAGTTGTACATTAATCGATTTTATTTTTTTATTCAATAATTCATTAAATTTTGTTTCTATCATATCTTTTCCATAATCAAAGCCATTTAATGAAATTATTTTAGTATCACAATTTTTATTTAATTCATTTTTGTATTTTATATTTTTTATTAATCCACACATTATTAAATTATTTGCATAACGTTTATTTAAAAATGTATGAACTAATACAATTTTTGTTAATATATTCCTAAATGTTGGTTCAATCATTTGCGATTGCAAATATTTATACATAATATAATATTCCGATGCAGATGAATATGATACATCAAATCCTGGTACAATTTTACATAATTTATAAATATTTTTTACATCCTCATACTCCAATTTTTTATTACGTGTTACCATATTAAAATAATTTAATAATCCTTCATATCGTATATTATCATAATATTTCATTTTATATTTTTCTTGATCTTCTGATGAATAATTTTTATTGTTTTTGTAATATTTTATTTTTTTAACAAATAATCTTGTTTCGGTACTTCTGTTTCCTGCATAGATTTGACTAAATATTGTACCATCTAAATGTAATAACCATTTGTCAATACTTTTGTGTTTTCCTAATTTATCTACAGGAAAAACCAATTTTTCACTATAATTTTCCGGTATGGTGTTATCAATAAAATTAACCTCGCGTGGATCTTTCTGATAAAAAAACATCCTAAATTTTAATAACATAAATTCAGCACCTATCATTACACCCCATCTCTGCTGTTTTTGCATATCATCGTGTATTAAATATTCACGTGTATAATTATCATCATCTGATAATCTAATGTCTGTAATATATATTATTTTTCTACCATTAGCTATCTTTAAAACTTCATCTATTGTTTCATCTGTAAACCAACCAGATGCGCTTGTTTTAATAATAATTTGTTCATCTTCTTTAATATCAAAATCGCGTGGATCATATAACAACATTTTTATATTAGGATAAAAATGTTTAATAAATAAATATTTTAATCTAAAACCTGGTTGTGCACCAATATATAATACTAGACATTCATTTACATTTATATATTTTGATACATGTACCATAAATTCCAATTCACTGTAAAATAATTTTAGAGCACCCCAGTGACAATTTGTTAAAGTTGGAATTTTAATATTATCAAAATATTTCCATTTATCCGTTGGTTTTTCCATATATGGCATAATTGGATCATTCATATGGATAATTCTTGAAAAAAAATTATTACCACCTTGCATATTATTTGTATTTACTATATATATTTTTTTGGATATATCAATTATTTCTTTTGTTATCTTTGAATTTATCTGAATTTGTGATTTACCATTTATTGTTAACACATCCGTATATAATAATAATCCATATTCTTTGTTTAACATATTAGAATCACGCGCAACATTTATTGTATCAATCGTAACAATATTATATCCATATTCTGTCATTTTCGCAATATTTGATCCAAAACCAAACATCAATGCTATTAAAATTTTCTTTTTTAATGGTAAATCTTTTAATACACTCAAATCATCATTTTTAATATCATTGTCATTAAAATATTTTTTAATTTTATAAATAATTTCCTTTTTTGTTTTTTTATATATTTTATCAGTTTTATCTAATATGTGCTTTTTTATATAATATTTTTTAATCCATTCATTTTTATTTTTTGATAATTTATATCTTGAATATATTCTAAGCAAATTAAAATGATCGCCATCATCTCTTAATAAACTTTTTTTATTTTTATTTTTATTTTTATTTTTATTTTTATTTTTATTTTTATTTTCATTTTCATTTTCATTTTCATTTTCATTTTCATTTTCATTTTTATTAAATGTAAAAAGTTCGTCCATATTAAATTTAATAAGATCAATCATTATAAATATAATAATTAATTCTTTGTGACAATTTAATAGCCAACTTGCTAATAATGTGATTGCTCTATTTGGTCTTTCATTAAATTGTGCTATAAAATTACCTAAATCTGTTATTTTTCCATTATTATCTATTAATTGTAATTGAAATAATTTTTTTCTAGCACTATCAATATATTGTTGTGTAGGTGGTTCAATAAATTGTAATAATATCTTTTCCAAATTATTAAAATTCTGAATTATATCCCATTTTAATAAACTTAAACATTCTTCATGAATATCACTTGTTTGTATAACAGGTTTAGGAAATGTATCTAATTTTTTATATTCTATTTCAGTATATAAATGATAACAAATACCATGACATGTTCTACCTGTTCGTCCACATCTTTGTTTAATTTGTGCTTGCGATGCTAATTTTTTTTCTAATATTTTGGAATTAATTGTTGGATCATAATATCCAATATTTTCATATCCTGAATCAATTACATATTTAATACCATCTATTGTTAATGATGATTCAGCCACATTTGTGGCAATTACTATTTTTCTTTTTCTTATTCCTTTTATTTTTTTATATAAATCCTTGTCAACTGCCAACATTTCATTTTCTTTTGACATGCCTGAATATACTTCTACACAATAAATTTCATCTGTTGCCAATTTTAAACATATATTAAATGTCTCATTCACATTTGGCACAAAAAATAATATATCGCCTTCTGTTGTTGTATTTAATATTTCTTTGATCCTTTGAAGTCCATATTCAATATATTTAGATTTATCTATCTTACTCTTGGAATATACATGAGTAATCGGAAAATTTGTCTTACCACTTATATTCATACTCGAATATTTAAATTCTGAAAAATAATTTGCAAATATATTTTCATCTATTGTAGCACTCATAATTATTAATTTAAATTCTGGACGTTTAATACAAGTTTGTTTTAGTAAATATAATAAAAAATCAGTTTGTGTTCTTCTTTCATGTGCTTCATCTATTATAACTGCATTAAAATTTGATAATAATGGATTTGACAAAAGCATTGATACCAACGACCCATCAGTAGTATATAATAATTTTGTTTTTTCTTTATTATACATCTTATTATCTTTGTGTTTAAAACCAACATCAACACCTAACTTAACATCTAATGTAAGTGCTGAATATTTTGCATTTGTTTCTGTTAATATACGTTTTGGTAATACAATTGCTATCTTTGCATCATAGTTAAATACATGTAACACATATTTTGGAATTAATACTGTTTTACCTGATCCAGTTCCAGATATTATAGAAATTATATTATGATCTTTGATTTGCTGTATTTTATCGGTAGCATTTATATATGCTGGTAAAATACTCCATTTTTTTGCTAACAATTTATATTCATCAGAATAACTAGTTAAAGTTAATGGATTATTATTTTTTCCATCTGGATCTAATATTCCTATTTTATTCATAGAAAATCCTAATTATAATATAGACAATTATAATTATTTTTTTATTAAAAATGATAATTTGTCTTAATTGTTCCAATAATAATCACCATAACTAATAAATAATTCATCATATGGATTAATATCAATTAGACTATATACATATACTTTGTTTGTTTCTTCATTCACTAAAAAATAACAATTATTTATATAATTATGTGGAATAAATTTTTTTAAAGATCTTTTTGTTGTTGGTTTATATGATGCATCATTTAACATTGCCATATAGCATCTTGGATAGTCTAATGCATTTATGCCTATTAAATCAGTTATACCATAATAATATTCTCCACCATATATTCCATATTTCAATTCACCATAATATTCATCAATTAAACTATTTTTTGGAATAAATGATTTAGTAAATACTCCAAGGCCACCATTATTTATCTTACTTGAATCAATATACAAATCAAAGGATGATTTATGAAAGTATTTATTTATTTTCATATAAAATATGAAAATAAATAAATACTTTCATAAATCATCCTTTGATTTATGAAAGTATTTATTTATTTTCATATTTTATATGAAAAAATTATGTTTTTATGTATTTTTATTATAAAAAAGTTGAACTATAATAATATTACTATTCAAATATTATAATATTATTAAATATTATATGTCAGATCATATTTTTAGCACTAAAAAAGCCTATGTATTAATAGGTGATACCAACAATGGTAAAACATCCACTATTAACACTATGATATCTTGTCTTACTAATCAATCCATTAATTTGTATACAAAAAATAGTATAAATGCATCAAAATGTATTACTATAATTCATTTTATCAAATCAAATTTAAAATATAAAATCAAATATAGTGATACTATAAATGAATTTACAGATTTACAATCTTTACAAACCAAATATAATAATGTTATTTGTAATTTAACAGAATATTTACACAAATATGTTCATATTTACATTCCAATTAAATATACACATTTGAGTGCATATGTTTTTATTGATATTATTGGAAAAACTTCAGATAATATTGAATTATATGACCAACAATTAGATAAAATTAATATAGATTTTCCAAATAATGTTAAAATATATATCACTAAAACTTTAAGCATCGATATATGTAGCGGAACTAAATATAATAATATCTTATTAACTCATGCTGATAAAATTAACTATGCTAATAATCAAACTGATCTAGAAATTCATCGATCTATAATCTCTATTAGTCGAAATAAAATAAATTATATCTCTAATATAGATGATAATATAAATATAATGTATGATACAAATAGTATAATCTATAATAAACATAATATTGTACATTATCTAAATAATTTAATTAGTCAATTTAAACAAGTAAATATATTATCAATAGAACAATTTTTAGATCATATGAAAAAATATAATTATACTAACAATAATGATTTTTTTCAAGAAATTCGAAAATTCAATAGTTATAAACTATTAGAAGCATCAAAAAAATTGTTCAAATCATTTATATCATTAGATGATGTTAAAAAAAAGATATATACATTTAATAGTGATATTGATTTAATGAAAAATCACTATATATGTTATAAAAAAGACGGATCTGGACAACGAGCAAACGAATATCTTCAATCAAGTAAAATTAAATTATTTGGATCAAAATATGAAAATATATCGAATAGTTCCGTTTGTAATAAATATTTTGAAGATCATAAACAAAAATATCAAAAAAATATTCAAATACTTGATAATATTATAAATGATAGAACCATTAATGATATTAATATTGAATATACAAAAAAAAGAAAAATTACAGAAGTTTAATTATGTTTAAAATTTATTATTTGTAAATATTTAAATTACTCGTTATTGATCATTTTATATCACATACTTTAATTCTTTTGGTTAATTTATTTTTCAATATCTAATTCTTGACATACATCAGAATCATCGGAATATATATCAAATACTAATTGTTTATTTGGTACTCTATTTTTTGTCTTAATTGATTCATATTCCATCATAAATTTATTCATTATTGTTTCATATTTTAAACATTTTGTACATACCATTTTTTGAGTTCCTGATGAATTTTCAGTACTAGATGGATCATCAATAAATTGATCTTCACATACGATATAAGTCAATGGTCGATTTAATCTGGCAATAGATTCATATAAATTCATATTATTAATAACTTGCTTAAATGATTCAATGTCTATTTTTAATTTTTCGCATACTTATTCCATTGTAAACTTTTTATTATTAATTATACGATACGCTATATTGTATATTCTATATATAATCGCCTTATTAGACCTATTATGATTCTTACAAATTTCTTCCATCGAATGATTACATTTAATCTCTCTTATTAATTCAAGTTCTTCATGTTTATTCCATTTTTTTATTGTTGTCATATTGTTTATAATATTGTTTTATTATGATCTATATGAATGAATAATATATTTAACTTTTTTATATATGATACATTGTTATAAAAATTGATATATTAAAAATAAATTTCAAAAAATATTATAAATGTTTAATAAACTATTTTTTAGTTCATCTATTTTAACAAATTTATTATTATATTTTATAGTACTTGCATCAAACAGATATTTTAATTTAAATTTATATATTGGTAATAATATTGCATTTAATGCATTAAGTGCAATAATAACATTTCTAATTACATATTATTATAACTATTTATTATTAAATAATATGCAAATTTAATATTTAGTAATCCATTATGTGAAAACATTAAAATATTGTATAAAGTATACATAAATTATCTTAACCAAAAGAATTAATGGTTAAACGATGTGTTTCACCTCTACTTAAATCTTTTATATTTATAAAAATGTTGAGCAATCTTATAATATATATAAAACAAAAATAGATGAATATTATATTTGTATAATTGGAACATTTAATTCAAAACAATTTAAATTAGTAGAGTTCTACTCATGCTCATGATAAACATTTAATGTTCTTGCACTTGGATCTTTGTTATTTGTCCAATTAGGTAACCAAAAATATGGTATTGTGTCACATGCTTCTTTTCCGAAATATTCACAAAATTTCTTTCTATAATATGCAGATTCATGACTTGTTGGTTGATTATGATCTGCATACGATTGTTGTAAATATTCTAATTCTAAATCAGTAATTTTAGACTTACCATATTCTTGTGTCATTACATACCATGACTTTTCTTTTTGTGAAACTCCATCCGAAAATGCTTCTTTTTTACGCCATAAAACTTCATCCGGTAAAATTGGATCTTCTGCATAAATAGTAGCAAATGCTTTTCTAATCAAATACTTTTCCATTCTACTCTTTGTTGGAATTTTTAGTTCTGGATCTATACTTAAATATAATTCAACAAACTCTTTATCCAAAAATGGAACTCTTGCTTCCAAACCATAATATGATATATTTCGATCAACACGTAAACCATCATAAAAATGAATATTTCTTACTAATTTTTCAGCTTCTTTTGATGCTTCATCAAAATTAGGTGCCAAATAAAAATAAATATATCCCATTTCAACTTCATCTGCACCATCGCCATTTAATACCACTTTAAAGTCTGTATTTTCAGAAATATATTTAGCAATTAAATTTTGTCCAACACTTGCCCGAATAGTAGTAATATCATATGTTTCGCATGTTTTAATTACATTGTCAATTGCATCAAGTCCATCTTCAGGAGTAAAATTAATTTCTTGATGAGTTGATTTAATAAATTCTGCAACTTGATTTGCATATTCTAAATCACTTCCTCCATCCATTCCAATTGTAAAAGTATGTAAATTAGTTGCTAACTTTTTCTCTTTGATTAATCTTTGTGCAACTGCAGCAACTAATGAACTATCTAATCCGCCAGATAATAAACAACAATATGGTCTATCCGACATTAATCTTCTTTCAACAGCTTTAGTAAATGCGTTAACGATCATTTGATATAATTCATAAGATTCAACTAAATGTGAATATAATGGTTTAATTTTTTCAATATATTCTGAATGATAAAAACATTTTTCTATAAACATTACTACATTTTTTTCTTGCTTATAATGAATATATTCTCCTCCAAGTAATCTTTTTCTTTTGATTCCTCTTACTAAACCTGATTGTAAACTAGAAATTAACAACCCATCTACACCTTCTAATTCTTGATAAAACATTGGTCGAACACTATAAGGATCGGTACCTAAATAAATATCAACCGTATTTGTTAATTTATTTGTCATAGAGAGTACGAGTGCAAATTCACCATTAATCATATTCAAAAATTGATTAATATTTTTATTACAATGAACAAAAAAAGGTAATAATGTTTCACAATCAGAATTAGATTTTGATTTATAATTACATAATTGTTCTAATTCAAAATGATTATAGATTTCACCATTACATATTAAAGTATATTTATAATTTTCGTCTTCATATCTAAATGGTTGCATTCCATCACTGGTTAAACCATTAATTGCTAATCTATGAAAACCAATAATAGTATTTTTTTCAACTATATAATTTGATTGATCTGGACCTCTAAATTTAACATTTTCAAATAATTTTTTAAACCATAATACATTTGATGAATCATTGCATTCACAGTCCAAAAATAATTGCCAAATTCCACACATATTTTATAATAGTAAATGTATAGTACATACTTAAATATATAATAAAAATATCAATTTTTTTTGTATTATATTGATTTAATATATATTATATTAAACTAATTTGTCACATAATACAACTCAAGATGCTTATTAGAGAAAGTTATAAATTTTTAATTGAACCTCGTAATCTACAACATGTTAAAAAATTACTAGATCACAGTTATCCATTTTTTAAGTTTAATAATGATAGTCCTAATACACAAAAAAATTTATCAACTTATTTTGATAATGACTTATATAACTCGTATAATGAACGTTATAAAAAAGAGTCAGATATTATATGTATAAGATTTCGTACATATAATGATAATTCTGAAATTTTTTATGCTGAATGTAAATCACACAAAGGTAATAGTAATCCGGTATCAATAAAAGAACGTATATATTTATCATGTCAACTATATAATAAAATAAACTATAATATAATAATCAATAAATATGAACCCAAGGTTAAAATAATTTATAGTCGTACTTCGTATTTTGACAATGATAATGATAAAATTAGAATAACACTCGATGAAAATTTATATGCATGTAAACAAGTATGTAAAAATTCAATTTTAATAGACGTAAATTAATGTGACAGAATATTTAAATATTCTGTTATCGAATTAAAAATTCCTGTAGATAGAACATATTTAGATATAGATTTATTCAAAAACATGATCAAAAATAAATTAATAATTGAAATGCCAGAATTTAGCAAATTTATGACATGTATGTATTATTTTTATTCTGATATATTAGCAATTAAACCATATTGATATGATGATTTTATTAATAAACTTGATAAATCTGAATTATTAAATGTTTTATCTAATTATATTTGTAATTGCAACGTTACCAAGCCGACTAATCGATTTACAATTATTTAAAAAATATTATTTTTATAAAAAGCATTGTAATAATATTATATCTCAATTGCTTTTTTCGATCCTTTTGATGTTTTCGCTAATTTAGTGCTTTTTTTCGATCCTTTTGATGTTTTCGCTAATTTAGTGCCTTTTTTTGATCCTTTTGATGTTTTCGTTAATTTAGTGCCTTTTTTCGATCCTTCTGATGTTTTCGCTAATTTAGTGCCTTTTTTCGATCCTTTTGATGTTTTTGATAATTTAGTACCTTTTTTGATCCTTTTGATGGCATCAATGTTTTTGGAAATTTAAAAGTTTTTTGTTTTTTTAATAATATTTGACATAAAAGATTCTGCTATTTTTTTATTGTTTTCTATTTCTTTTTCTAAGTTTTTAATTAACATATCATTATTTTCACAATAATTAATTATTTCTTTTTGTTTTTCAATTGAGGGTATTGATATTTTTAACTTTTCAAAATCAGTTGCTGACACAGCTGGATATTGTGCTCCTTTTGCTTTAGATATTAATATATTTGTAATACTTTCATCTGTTAAGGAATAATATAAATATTTTGGTAATATGCTTTTTTCTTTATTCCTAATTAATGCAAATCCAGTTGAACCAATACAATTTGGTATATTTTTTTCTATTAATGTATATCCTTTAAGGTTTGGTCTTACAGTTGAATATAATATATCATTTTGTTTTACAATCCTTTTTGCTCTTGAAGGAAAATCATCTTTAAGATTTTTGTATTCTAACAATTCTCCTTCTTTAACCGAAGAAATATCTATATAATTTATTTCTTTGAATTGTCCTGTTTTCATTCCTTCAGGGTTGAGTTCACATATTTCATCTAAATTTTTAATCTGATTTTCACCATATGATTTTTGATTATTTATACAATATTTATTAAGTTGTTTTAATTGTTCAATCTTTTCCTCACTTGTTTTTATACATTTTTCATATATAAAATCTAAATATGATACGATTTCTTTTTGTTTTTCAATTGATGGAATTAGTATCTTAATTTTACCAATATCATTAGTTGAAATATTTGGTTGTGCTGTTCCTTTTGCATTTTTTAATATTTCTTTTTCCAAGTCATTTAATATATAATAATATAGTAGATATTTTGATAATAAATTATTGTTTTTAATTTTTATTTTACATACGCGTTGATTTAAATATCCATATTCATCACTAATATATATACCAATTTTTCCAGTTGTTGCTCCACTTAAAGCAATTAATATATCATTTTTTATAACCTTGTATTTATCATATTTATTGGATTCTTCAATAAATTCAGATATTTTATTATTATTGATAATATTATTTTGAATAGTCTTTATACTAATCAAACCTATACCATTATTTATAAAATTATCTGATTTAAAGGCATATCCATTAATCAATTCACATACATCTGATAATTTTTTTAATTCAAATTCATCGTTAAATTCGTATTCATTTTCATTTTCTTCTTCTTTTAGATACTCTGCATAATTTAAAGAATAACTATTATTTGATAAATCATCAATATTAACTTCTAATAAATGATGTTTAACATTTGTTTCTGGATTAAATTCATAAAAGTTTATTTTATTTGTTTGATGTGTTTTACTAAATTTATAATCTCTTCCAGTTTCTTTTTGAGTTGTTTTAGAAATCTTAATATTTGTTTCTAAAATTTCATTTCCATTTCTCTTTTTAATGAAATAAAATACACAAGTTTTGATAGTGGTATGTGTAAAAACACCAGCGGGTAAATATATTACTTCTTTTAGATCACATGTTTTCATTAAAAATTCTCTTACTGCTACTAATTCATTGGTTTTACTAAATAATTCTTTTCCATCTGGCAATACTAAAGCACATCTGCCACCAATTTTTAGCATATAAATTATTGCTTGTAAGAAAAGAGGAACTGCACTATTTGATTTAATAGGTAGATATTCATTTCTTAACTTATTAGTAATTTCCATGTAATCTAATCCATCAATTCCAAAAGGTGGATTTGCTAATATAATATCATATTTATTAGTTATAGGATTACGAATACTATCACCTTTTTCAAGTACATCAAACATATGACCTGTTGAAATCATCATATTTGAAACTGCTAATTGATAAGTATCAGGTTCTGCTTCACGACCACCTAATCCTTCTTTACTAATAAAATCCCAATTTAGGTTAATATTTTTTGCTTTTGATTTTTGAACTAAATGTCTTATACAAGTAATTAAGAAACCACCTGTTCCCATTGCAGGGTCAAAAATCTTTTCAATCGTTCCATCGTCTTTAATTTGTGGATCAATTAATTTTACCATAATTTTCTTAATTTTTGGTGGTGTAAAAAATTGACCTAATGTTTTACCAATCATAACATCTTGAATGACTTCTTCATATGCTTCACCTAAAATATCAGCTTCAACATTTTCAAAATTAAATGTATTTAACTTGTTAATTAATTTTTTATATGTTGATTGATTAGTAATATCAAAACCTTTTCCTTTTTGGAAAATATTTTTTGTTTTTGGATGAACTGATAAAATATCATCCCATAAATATTTCATATTATTTGGGATATTATCTTCTTTTTCCTCTGCTAATTTACTGAATCTTGCGATTGTAAGTAATTTCATCTTATGATTTTCAATATATTCATCTTCGATATGGCTAAAATCATATTCATAATTATCAATATCAATTGTTTTACCAAATTGTGGTTCTAATAATCTTAAATCTAATAAATGGGCTAATGTTCTTAATGCTTTATCACCTGTTAGATGTTCATTATCTCTTAATACATCAAGGCAATATTTAAAAATAGTAGTTAAATTTGATTTATTATCACTATTCTTATCATCAGTTTTACTTATTTCCTTTAGCTTTTCTAATGAAATACATGGTTGTTTTTTATTAGAATGTTTAGTTAGATCACCTTTTTGGGTAAAGACTTTCTTGCAAAGTTCGCAAACATATTCTTTAGGCATTTTTATATATAATATATAAGATAATATTACTTTACACCCTTGAAGATTTAAAATGCCGATTTTACTCAACAAAAAAAATATTCAAAGTTTGCTCGTTGCAGAGCGTGTAAATTATGATTTTGTTAAGGCGACAACCTTAACTGATTTATTGGTTTTAACCTTCTTTTGAACGACTTTCTTAACTTTCTCTTTTTTAGTTTTTTCTACTTTCACATTTTCATCCTTCTTTTCCCTACATAAATATTTTGGTCGTTCTAATCCATTAATTGCATTTTTTGCAATTCTATATATATTTGTGGCACTATTTACATCTCGATTCCATACACCTGAACACTTTTTACAAGTTAAAAGCCCATGGACTAAGATATTACCACTTTTATATGGTTTTGGATTTTCTCTG